AAATCAACTCCCTCTACCTCATCACCTGAGCCTGGCACATTAGGAACATTACTTAAATATTTTTTGTAGGGTAAATGATCTTTCAGGTCTTTAGGATCTGGGTGTTGTAGAGTTGAATTACCTTGCTCATCAATAACTATTTTAGGTATATTACTCATTATCATTTCTCTTCTTATTTGTTCTCTTTCATCCATATCGTTAGGTATGTCACCTGTTACATCCAAAACTTCTTTTGCAAACTCATACATCATTGATGCTAATCCAACGTAACCACCAACTTTACTAATTTTACCAAACTTCGACAGTCTGTTAAAAGGTTTTTTACCTCCAAACTTATCATAGTATTCACCTGGGTGATTTTTCTTCAACCACTGTTTATACTCTTCTTTTATAGGAGCTGTATATTTAGAGTTATATTCAAATTCAGCCATAATTATTTAACCTCCACAGGTAAGGTTATATCTGTAAAAGTGTTTGTTTCAGTATCAAACGCAGCTTTAGGCACATTTTGAGGATTCATTTCACCAGAAGTCACATAACCATCTGGAAACTGTCCTTTATTCATTTTATATAAAACTTTAATATCATTGTTAGCGAGTCTTAATTCTTCTCTTACTGTTGCTAGCGCAGATATAACTGTTTTTGAGTCAATTAAACCTGTTATTTTTAAGCTTTCGTAAGCTCTTGCGATATCGTCCAAGTTCAAACGACCAGAATCTTTTCTTGCTCGAGCTAGAGCATAAGCAATAGCATTAATACGCACTCTGTTTTCTGCAAGTTCAGGTTTAAACTCACCCCAGAATTGTTGAGATGCTGGATCGTTAGGATCAAATATTGAGTTTACATTAATAAACTGACCTGATCCTTCAGCAGTTTCAATTTGACCATCAGAAAAACTATTTTTAACATCTTTAATTGTTTCTTGAAATAGAGATATTTGATCATCAGCCGCAATTAAATCAGCTAGCATACCAAAACCTCTTTGTTTTATATCTTGAAGTAAACCAGGGAAACCAGCAATAGAGGGATCTTCAATTAAGTTTGCAATAACTTTATCAATACTATTGATATTTCTATCGTAAAGCTGAATAGTTGCGAACATTTCTGTCAATGCTTTTCTCGGTAAAACATCTTCCGCAGTCATTGATACCTTATCATTAACAGTCAAATCACCTAAACCTGTGCCTATAGTAGTCCATACGGGCTGACCATTAGCTTGTAAAATAACATCACCGTTTTCATCTAAGGATGGTATAAGATAAGTGCCATTCTTTAATTCTTTCATTTGCCAATTACCGTATTCACCTGTTGCTGGGTGTGTAAAACTACCCATGACAAAATCCTTAAACAGATTAACAGGCTCTTGTTTTGGCACGTATCTTTCTGTATCTAGAGGTATATTTTTTGGATGATATACAAGTTTATTATCATTTTTTGTATCCATAACTTCGATATAATCAATACTATCTGCTGGAACATGTATGCTTGGATTTAGTTTATCTGTGTCTACAAACTCTACTGCTCCACTATTAACATTAATGACTTTTTTCCAATTTTTAGTCATATCTTTTTTATCTTTATATCGACTAGGCTCTGCTGCATTTGCTACCGCAAACTCTTCATATGTTGTAAAAAATTTGTTTTCTTTGAGTATGCTATCGTAAGCAACAAAAGGTTGAGTGTAATCTTTAGCGATACTGTATTTTCTTTGATCTTCAGGTAATTCTAAATCTTTTAAATATGCACCAAGTGTAATTTCTGTATTTAAGTTGGTTTCTTTGTCTGTTACTACTTTAAAAGTTGAGTCTAGATTTAATTGATTAGCGTTCTTTGATTTTGCTAATTCTTGAAAAAATCCTAAGTTTGAAAACATAGCTTGACTCATAATATTAGCACGAGCAACAGCATCTTCTTGTTCTTTTGTTAAAGCGTAAGCACTTCTTTGTGCTTCGACTTGTTTTTCAGCGGTTGAAATAGCAGCCTCTTCTTTTCTTGTCGCTCTTCTTGCTGCGGAAAACTCAGGTAATGTTTGTTGCACAGCTTGACCTAACACATCTAACGCTTTACCTCGACCTGTTAATAATCTTGCACCAAAGTTAATTAAAGATGATGCTACATCAGCTTCTTTTTGTTGTTCGATAGCCGCTCTTTCTGCACCATAATCAGTAGTGTAAAGTTTTGCTGCCTCTTGAGCGTATTCTTCTGCTGTTTTTTGAGGAAAAAGTTCTAGTGCAAACTGATTTGCAATGGGTTGAAACTCATTGAGTCCTGCCACAATACCTGACATTTGATCAGATATTAAAGGAGGTGTATTACTTACTGTTTCAGTTATTGGTAGACCCGTCTCGTGATCAATATTAGGGTCGCCACCGTGTTTAAGCCTAGCGACTTTCTTGAACATTTTTCTATCAAGTACGCTCATCTTATCCTACGGGATTACCTATATTTAATCCTTTGTATGCTCCGAGGCCCATGATTCCTAGTCCTGCAATCTGCATCAACGGACTAGTAGAAGGTTGTTGTTGAACTGCCATTTGTGAAGCAGGAGTACCTGTCAAAATACCAGAAGCAAAAGACAATCGTTGGAAAGGCTCTTGTGACGCTAACTGTTGTGTTGCTCTTTGTGCGTCTAACACATTTTGTCTTTGTTGCTGTTGTAAAGCACCTGCTTGTTGTAGTTGTCCAATATCTTGTGCCATCAATCCTTGTTGTAGTTGTCCCAGTCCAGCTTGTTGGCCACCAAGGGCTGCTAATTGCTGACCAACATTGAACTGTCTGCCTTGTTGTGCTTCAAAGGACTGTTGTGCTGTTTGCTGTGCTTGTTGGAAATTTCTTGATAAGTCTTCAAAGATACGTCTTGATTTAATGTCTTGTAGGTTTCTAGCCATCTCTGCGCTTTGTATGCCTTGACGTTCTGTGCCAAAAGCACCTGAACCTACTGCTTGTGCATCCATTTGTTGTTGCTGTAGTTTTGCTTGTCTATCTAATTCTGCTAAAGCGTTTTGTGTAACGGCTTGTTGATAAGGATCCATATAGGCTTGTATGCCTTCTGCTGTAGGAGCAAACATTCTTGCAGCTCCTCTAGTTGCTGATATGCCCTCACCGATAGTTTGACCTGCTTGATCTAAGAAAGGTTGAAATGTTCCAATACCTTGCTGTGCCATCGCTACAGCTTGTTCTTGTGGAGCGGTAAGTCCTGCTACTTGGAAACCAGCAATCGGTTGTGGTACACCTGCTCTACCTAATTTTCTTGCTTGAAAGTCTGCATCAGATTCGCCAGGCTGTTGTACAGCATTAGGATCTCCAAATGTTGCAGTTAATAACTGTTTACCTCTTTCTTCAATATAAGGTGCCAGCCTATTATACGTGATTATTTCTTCAGCCATTACGCTATTCCTACCCCCCTCGATGACTCAGGATCTAAACTATTCATCAAATTATACATGACCCGTGGTCCACCAGCATTTTCTACTGCTTTTGCAGTCATTACAAACTCTCCATCACTCAGCATTGCAGGAACTAAATCATCCTTAGGTCCACCCGGTCCTGAGATTTGACCTTGTCTTCTTGGAAACTCTCCACCCATAGCATATTTATCCATATACTCCAAGTCCATTATACCACCATCAGCGGCAAAAGACATTTGATAATTATCAGGTATACGATTACCGAACTGACCAAAATATGTGTTTTGTGGGTATAGGCTAGCAAAACTAGGATCATCCATAACACTGCTATCGTCCTCTTGTAATGCTTCATTTAAGAAAGGAGCAGAGGCTGCACCTATAACAGAGAGTGAAGCAGGATTAAAAAAGTTTCTATCAGTTGCACCTTTCATGGCTAACTCATAATTTTTTACATCTCCAGCAGCTTTTGCTGTTTCAGCCATTTGTTGATAATCAGCAACTTTTTCTCCAGCAGTTTCCATTCCTAAATTTTTACCAAACTGACCATATTCTCCTGATGAAAAAATACCACTTTCTGGAGCTGGAAGATCTCCAAAAAGTTTACTTGTGCCGAAAGCTTTACCAGCTCCGTATCCACCCAAACCACCAGCGATTACTTGACCAGCATCTCCACCAGTTAGTAATGGCACACCTGCACCAATCAGTGCGGAGTAAACAGGTCCTGCGCCCATGATACCAGCGATAGTGCCAGCGTATGGTGCAATACTCTTGAGTGCTTTCTTAGCACCCTTAAAAATCTTTTTTAGAAAGAACTCAGGTTGTCCTGTAACAGGATTGATTGAATTAAACTCATTACCTACAATATATCTTTCAGGGTTAATACCCATGTCTAGCATTTGATTGAACAACATTGCTTTGAGTCTAGGATTAGAATCAAGAACTTCCATCGGCACAACAGTTTCACCTTCGGCAACGTGTGCGATGTATGCGTCCTCGTATCTACCTAAATCTGCAATTTTAGAAACCTCAGCTTGGAATGACTCTAAGCCTCTGGGTTCATATTGTTGCATGCTGTAATCCATGTTTTAACTTGTTCCTCCGAATATATCCGGCATTTTATTTACTTTTATAGCGACATCTTTTTGTATGTCTTGTTCAGTTGTGTCGGTGGCAGGATCTTGAACGTCTTGATTTGCCTCTTCTTCAGAAGCGTAGACATATCCTGATTTGGCGTGTTTGATAGTTGTTTCTGTTTCAACATCTATCTTAGGGATTCTTGTCCCAGCAACCACGATAGTATCTTCATTTATACCCATTTTTTAACCTCCTTGCAATGTTTATGTTATCTCTAAAACGCTGATAATTATGTGTAAATCATTAGCGTTTTGGGCTGTTGCTTTAATAATTTCTGACTCTTTTGCTACCAGTGTACTAGTCAATATTTCATCAGATGTTTTAGCTGCAATTGACTTGTCTTTCTCTAATGAGAACACAGCAGCAGAACTGTCTGTCAATGTCAGGGTCAATGTACAAGCGTTCGATGCATCATCATTAGATACTCTTATTGACTTAATTATTGCCGTAGTAGCTGTTGGTACAGTATAAACTGTAGTAGCATTTGTTGTCGTCAGATCTACTTTGTAATTTGTATAAGTATTAGCCATTTATGATAAAAACCAGCTTACCCTTTCTTCATCATCACGTAATGTTTCAGGCGTATAAGTATTGTTCAACAAAAATATCAACTGATCCAATGTTTGTATCAGTGTGTTTTGTTGCACTTGATTATACTCTTTGGAAGCTTGAGGTAGTCTAGGTATTTGTATTTGTGCCATTAGGCGCCTCTCATTCCATCAGGTTTTATATCTAGTCGAAGTGTTCCATATCTCCAGTTGTCATCAACTGCATCACTGGCAACCCTAACGGCAACTTGTCGTCCTCTTATTCTTGTATCTTTTTTAGTTGTTGATGTTGTAATATCAAACGATCCGTGTGAAGTTTGTGTTCCCGTAGGATAGGGTCTAGTTTTAATTGTCAAGTCAACAGTTCCTGACTGCCCTTTGAAATCAGGTATAATTCTACTAATTGACATAAACTGATCACCATCAGCAATATCAACATCTCCTGATTCGATGTGAGCACTCATTGCACTGCCATCATCATTTGACCCACTCTCATGTAGATAAATAAAAGTTCTACCTGCTTTGAGTCCTGTAATAGTAGAAATGGTTGCAGTCGTATCCGATGCCTCAAACTCAGCAGCGTAAGGATTATCGTAAGTACCTCTATCTGCCCAGGCGCTTCTTGCTAATGTGCCTATATACCAAAGATTTTCTGCATAATTAAATACAACCATTCTGTCGATTTGAGTAGAATTTAGTGACGGATAGAACCACATGACTTCATTGAAGTCAGTGTTAGCTGCGCAGAATATATCTTGTTTTGCATTTTGATTAAGATCATCAAATACATAGTCTTGCACAGTGCAAGGTATCTTTTGCACGGCACCATCAAATAAGAAGAAAGAGTCTGTGCCCATCCAAAAAGATACACCACCCACATCGACAGCAGCGTGTAAACCAATACAACCACAAGCAGAACCAAGCTGATTGAAACCAAAAGTTAGTGGCGGACCAATAAACTGCATTTGATACAAAGCTGTATCTGTCCAGATAAGGACAGCACCTCTTGATCGCACTGCTGTTTGTATGACATTGCCATCCACTAATCGCTTAGATCCTGCTGTGTTTGTTGCTGTTGGTGTCCAAACATTTTGATCGTCCTGACCAGACCATCGTAAAAACATATTATCCTGTGTTGAGCTATCGGCAATCGTAGTCTCTGTGCCAAAACAAATGACATGTCGATCATCACCTGACACTAACATAAATCTACTTTTTGTAGGTGCATTAGATACATTGGTAGTAGAAGCTCGATTGGAAGATAATCCACTTGATGTATCCCAATAGAATAAACCACCATTAAACTGTAATGCTAAAACATCTTCACCCCAGTTATCAAGTGCCCACTTGGCTGACTCCAAGAGAACGCCCTGGCCACCTGTCAAACCTGATCGAGTAGAGTTCCATGTAGATGCTCCCCATGTACCTGCACCCCAACCATAACCAAATAACGATACCGCTGATCCTGTATTGATTTGATATGTTCCGTTGGCCGTGGCTCCTGTTGCATCAGAACTAGCCGCAGCTTTTGCCTCAATGGTAAATGTATTAGAATCAGGGACAGTAAGTATCTCAAACTCACCCTCTAAATTAGCAGCACTAATACCGCCTACCGCACCACTGACACTTGCTATGGTTACAAAATCACCAATCAAAGCACCGTGACTAGAGTCAGTAACGGTGACAGTTGTAGATCCGTTGGTCGTTTCAAATTGTGTAATATTACCTGTGCCTGTCGCACGAATAGGAGTTATGTCAGCATAATTATTTTCTGAATAAGCGTAGAGTTTTTTATTGGTGCCATAGATAGCATATTTGACACCATCAAGACCAGAGTAAGTTAAGATAGCTCTGGTTGCACCTACGAGTGCATCGCTTGTAACTTTTTCCCAACCACCTATTTTTTCAGGTAGTCCATATCGAAATCTAACATTGTCACAATCTACCCAACGACCTTCTGCACCGTACTCTGTGTTTTGTTTATCTATCCCAGGTGCTATTTGTAATTTTGTTAATGGCATACAATAATCCCCTAGTTAGTTGCATAGAATGGTATCCAGTAGTCTGTTCCGTTAATGTTTACTCTTATGTGTCCTGTTAATGATCCAACACTTGTATCAGTTGTAATACTTGATGATTGATCAGAATTACTAGTGCCATCAAATCGAATAAACTCTTGATCGGCATCGCCTTGATCTAATGTTAATACAGCAATACCTGCTGTTGAACTCGCTTGATCGATAGTAACGTACGCACTTGTCGGTGATGATGTACCCATACCAATCTTGTCAGCCGAGCCATCAATAAAGAATGCGTGAGTTAAAGTGTTTGTTTCTGCTCTAAAGTCTACAGAAGCACCAGATTCGTTGAAGGTAAAGTTACCACCATCTAAGTCTACGGTGCTAGTAACTTTCATACCACCCACAACATGAAGCTCAGTAGAAGGAGAGTTTGTTTTGATACCTACACGGTCATTACCTGCATCGGTAAAGAATAAGTTTGCATCACCATTACCTTCAATTCTAAAATCTAAGTCTGCGCTAGATTCATTAAAGACGAAAGTACCACCATCTAATGATGTGTTGCCTGATACGGTCAGTGTTCCGTTGGCCGTGATATTTCCTGCATCGTTCAAGACATCGAACATCGTAGAACCGTCTGAGTATAAGATGTGCTTTGCACCCTGTACGAGTGTTGTGCCTGTTCCACCTGAAGGTTTGAAAGTTAAACTATTGCCACTGTGTGTGGTTGCATCATCAACAATATACCATGTCTCTACTGCTTCACAGCTCATGACAGTATCCCCTGTCAGTGTGCCTGTTAGTTTGATAATGGCATTACTTTGTTCATCGGTTGTTGATCCATCAGTTGTAGCTAAAGTATCGTTAGTGCTAGCAATTGCTACAGAAACATAACCTTTGATTGCTGATTCTACTTTTTGTAAATTGTTATTTGTAATATTACCCCAGGTTCCAGAGTTTTCACCTGTGGCTTGTAACTCTAGATTAAGGGAACTTGAATATGTCGATGCCATGTTTTACTCCTAATCCGTTGAACCTGGCTCCACATCCACCCAGGTAATTGTTTGTGAGTCATCTACCTCATTCCAAATAAAGAATGAAGGATCACCCACACTAAAATTAATAACATTTTGAAACGCCTCACCAAAGGCTGTTTCCTCTCCTAATCCTATAGTAATTTGTCCAGCAGTGCTAGTGCTAACATTAGCTGAAGCAGCTAC